ATTGAAATGGGGTCCGAATGGTTAGGCGGTGACATGAATTTTACTTTAGTCGTTTATAGAGTTGATAAATTAAAAACTAAAACGGACGATGTTTATGGTGAAGCTTTAACAGATGGTATTAAATTTAAATCCCCCGTTGAGGTAACGGCTTACGTTCAAATTTTAGCCCCTGAAAATAAAAATTTAGGGACTTCTAAGTTAAATCAAATGGAACCGGGTAATTTAAAATTTTCAATATATCAAAAACAGTTAGAACAGTTAGATATAGAAATAAATTATGGGGATTATATCGGATACTATGAAAGTGAGACAAAGGTGAGGTACTATGTGGTTAATAACGATGGGAGGGTTAATTCGGATAATAAACATACTTATGGTGGTTATAAACCTTTCTACAAAACGTATATGGCGTCACCGGTAACAGAAAATGAATTTAGAGGATTATGAGAATGTTAATTAAGGAAAATAAATTATATGATATGATATATAATTTTATTGATAGTGAAATTAATTTTGAAGATTTAAATTGGTCATCGCCAATTGTGTATGACCCACAAGACGATTCTTTATTTGGTGAAGAAGATGGTATTATAGAATACTATTACGGTGACTATGATTCAGACATTGGTGAATTTTTATTCGACTATTTTTCACCTGAATATTATGATGATAGTCCGGGAGGTAAGCCGTTCAAAGAAAAATCACCAATATTAGAAATAAGAGATGAGAATTTCCACAGTGCTTTATTAAATCTTTTTGGAGATGATTTATGGAGAAAACCCTTGAAAGAATGGTTCGAAAATAAATTTAATTTACCAGTCAATACCATAACTCACCATTATCAATAAAAAATTATGAAACTAATATTAACCGAAAAACAACATAGAATGTTAAACGAGATGATAACTGAAGATGAGGTTATCTGTGATAAGTGTGATTGGTCGTGGGAATTATCTGACGGTGGACATGACCCTTATGTTTGTCATAAATGTGGTTACGACAATGAAAATTTAGATTTCACCGGTATTAAAGTTATGGTTTATTATAACTTACATAAAAAAACCTTTTCAATACAACACAAAGGATTAGTTGTTGCTCACGCCGATTACGTTAAATTAAATGATGTGGAATTTAGAGTTAGAAAAACCGGTAAGAAAAAGGTTAGAGATGAAAAACGTAAAAACGTTCACGCGTTTGTTGTTGGTAAGTTAGAGGATTTTTGTAAACACCCTTGTGAGGATTTACCTAAAGAAAGTGAGGGTAATGTTATAACATACGACCCATATAAATATGATTCATTCGTATATAAGAAAAATGGTGAGCCAGTGTACAAAGCAACTGAGGTTGAGATGATTAATCGAAGAAATAAAATTTTTATTATAAAAGAAAACTTTTAATAGATGCCACTACCTAAAAAAATAAAAAAAAACATTCCACTAACAACACAAAAAACTTTGTTGGGTAGAAGGGAAGAGTTGTTGGAAAAAATCAATAAAGATGGTACATATTTACCTAAGTCCTTACTTCACGCGGATTTAGATAGAGGGTTTTTGGATTTTGTTAAAGAAGATTTGAAAACTGTCGTATCAGGTAAGTTAGTTCCAACGGTTGATATTATTATTACAACACAAAATTGGTCTCAATTTACTGAAACTTGGAATTTCGAAGATTTAGATAAAAATGTATTACCACCTTTTATAACCACAATTAGAACTCCTGAAGTTAAATATGGTACGAACCCATCATTAATTTATAATATACCAAATCGAAAACAATATTATTACGCTCAAGTACCGACTTGGGATGGGGAGAGAAATGGTATGGACATTTATAAAATACCTCAACCTGTTCCTGTTGATATAACTTACTCTGTCAAAATAGTATGTAATAGAATGAGGGAGTTAAATAAACTAAACCAAATAGTTTTAGAAAAGTTTTCATCAAGACAAGCGTATAGAAATATTAAAGGTCATTACATACCAATCGTTATGGATAGTATTTCAGATGAGTCAGTTATGGACATTGAAAAGAGAAAATATTACATTCAAAATTATACGTTTACGATGTTAGGGTTTTTAATCGATGAGGAGGAATTTGAGGTGACCCCTGCAATATCAAGAGTTTTAAATGTGGTAGAGGCTAACACTCAAGTTCAGAGAAAAAACAGAAAGCCAGGTATTGCCGATGAAGATACTACAGAATTAAAAGTTTCATTCGTTTCCGGAAATAATACCGTTAGTGAACCCTTCTTTTATACTACGGATTTGTTGTTGTTAAAATCGGAAAATGTTGACTCATTTGATGTGTTCATAAACGATGATTTTTACGGTACTGATGTTCAAGAATTATTAATCAATAATGGTGATAGAGTTAAGGTGGTAGCGGCCAAAATTGACGAAAACAAAGAAAGTTTTATTATTTTTAAAAATAATATTATTTAATATTCTTCACCATATATGTCTTTTTTAATGGAACATTTATCCATGATTAACTTCTCTATAAATTTATACATAGTTAACCCATTCTTATCGCAGTAAGTCTTTAGGGTGGTATGTACCTCCTGAGATATTTTTAGATTCTTTATTTTGGTAGTCTTATCCATAGGTAGAAAAAAGGTAGAAAAAAGTATACCTTTTTCATAAATAGTTCCTTTGGTGAAAAGAACTTTGTTTTTTTTCACAATATTTATCTATAAATAAATAAAACAATAAATTAAAAACAAATGGCATCAAATCAAAAAGTATTCGTATCACCGGGTGTATTTACTTCTGAAGTTGACTTAAGTTTCGTAGCGCAAAGTGTGGGTGTAACCACATTAGGTCTTGTAGGTGAAACTCTAAAAGGACCGGCTTTTGAACCAATATTCTTACGTAATTTTGACGAATTCACAACTTATTTCGGAGGAGCATCCCCTGAAAAATTCATAAACACACAAATTCCTAAGTATGAGGCTTCTTATATAGCTAGAGCTTACTTACAACAATCAAATCAATTATTCGTAACAAGAGTTTTGGGTTTATCGGGATATGACGCAGGACCATCTTGGACTATAACCACAAAAGGTAATGTGAATCCAACTACGGTTGATTTTTTCTGTGAAAGTGCGACAACTGTTGATTGTGTTACAGAATGTGTCGATTATAAAACTATTGATTTTTCAATTGATTTTTCAGGATGTACTAATGACTTAGATACAGTTTCATTTACATCTCCAAATCAAATACCTGAAGTAATTTCAGAAAAATTAAATGTACCTTACGAGTTATTTGATGGAAGTACATCGACGTTAGACGATGATATGAAATCTCAAATATTTACCATTCTTAATAACCCCGCATCCGAAGACTATAGTATTAATTATTATGGTGCGATACCGGGAAAAACTTACGATGACTTTAAACCTGTATTTACAGGTGAAACAAACGTATTTGGAGTTGATAATGTTAGTTCTACTGAAATTGATTACTCAGCACCTCAAAATGATTCATGGTATTATGGTTTGTTCGATAATAATGGTGATGCCGTTTATAGCGGTTATTCTTATTGGTCAATAGTGACAGGGTTAACTCTTAATCCGGTTACGACAACAACAACAATAGACTCAACAACAACAACAACAACAACAGACCCTTGTGTTACACCAGTACCTCCGTCGACAACAACAACGACAACTGCGGCACCGGTAAATTGTTACACAGGAACCTTAATTGGTCGAATATATGTTTATTCAGGTACGGCTTATACAGATTACGATGACTTAGTTATTGCAACTTTACGATCAAGAGGTTTGGCGACATATTCAACTGACGACGGAGCGGTATACGAGGTTTCAGGTTTAACCGACGTTACTTTAGATTGTACAGGTACATATTCAGGTGTTACAAAAAACCCATACTCGGCGTTTGGTATTAACATCACAAATAAAAATAATCAAAAATATTTCTTTGAAACTTCATTCCAAAATTCAGACCCTAAGTATGTAAGTAAGGTATTTGGTTCATCAAACTTCGCAAAATCAAGAACAAATGTTCCGTTGTTTGTAGAAGAAAAGTTCCAAACGTTATTAAATTACGGATGGAGAAGTGGATTTATTAGAGGACTTAATTGTGAGTTAAACGCTTTACCTGATGCAAGACAAGGTTCAGACCCAACATCTATAGCATTCTACTTAGAACAATATCAATCAGCGGAATCTCCGTGGGTTGTATCTGAACTAAGAGGTTCTAAAGTATATAACCTTTTTAAATTTACAACAATTTCTGATGGTGGTTCATCAAACACTGAAGTTAAATTATCAATATCTAATATTTCATTTAATAATGGGACATTTGATTTGTTAGTGAGAGATTTCTTTGATACGGATGCAAATCCTGTAGTATTAGAAAAATATACGAACTGTGCTATGGACCCAAATCAAAATAATTTTGTGGCACAAAAAGTTGGAACCGTTGACGGGGAATACGCGTTGAACTCGAAATATATAATGTTGACGATGAACGAAGACGCACCGGTCGACTCACTACCTTGTGGGTTTGAGGGGTACGACTTTAGAGAATATGCTGGTTCAAGACCACCTTTCCCAATTTATAAAACAAAGTATGATTTTCCAGGTGAGGTTATATATAACCCACCTTTCGGTTTAGCGTCAGGTGATGATGACGCAATCAGAAGTAGTGGTGATAATGTAAGAAGAACTTACTTAGGTATTTCTAATACAATTG